TTACCAAGCACCACAGTAACGATCAAGATTGATACAACAGGAAATGGAACATATGCAACCACGCTTACACAGGGCGTTGATTACATTCTTGAACCAACTGATGCAGCGATTCGTTCCTATCCATATGTTCATGCCCGTATGGTTGGCGGTGCAACCTTCCCGCTATACACAACACCATCATTCCCAACAGTTCAGGTAACGGCACAGTGGGGCTGGAACGCTGTCCCTGCTGATGTGTCACAGGCTTGCGTGCTTCTGGCAATGCGCCAATTTGCCCGTCTAAACGCTGCTCTTGGTGTCGTTGGGTTTGCTGATATGGCTTTGCAGGTTCGCGCTGTTGATCCTGATGTGCGTGACTTGCTGAATCAGTATGTGGTATTCGGGGTTATCTGATGCCAGCAACCGTTTCACAGGTCGCTACAGGGCTGCAAACACGGCTTGCAACAATCTCAGGGCTGCGCACTTTCAACTATCAGCCTGAACAGGAGAACCCGCCTTTCGCCTACCCACAGATCAACAGCATTGATTATCACAGAGCCTATGCGGGCGGTGATGTGGTTATGAATTGGACTGTGTACGTGATTGTGGGTCGTTACCTTGACCGCACAGCCCATGCAGAACTCGACGACTATCTTTCATACTCTGGAACTAAAAGTGTTCGCGCAGCCATTGAAGGAGATCAGACGCTTGGTGGCGTATGTTCAACTCTCATAGTAAGGTCAGGTGCAGACATAACCAGCCTTGACGCTGGTGGCGCACAGTTTCTAGTTATTCAAATGCAAGTAGAAGTTCACGGATAGGAAGCATCACATGGCAAGTTACAAAGTATTAAGCGAAAACTTTTCGGCAGGCAAGCAGGGTGAAGTGCTGGACAGCGCATCATTGGATGGGTGTAACATTGAGGCGTTGGTTGAAGGCGGTCATATTGCTGAAGTCAATGCGAAAATCTCTAAGTCAGTAACAAGCGAAACGGAAAAATAATCATGGCTCAATTAGTTCTCAAAGATGCAGATATCACTGTTAATGGTGTTGTACTCAGCAACAGGGCGAACTCTGTTGAACTCAATTATGAAGTTGAGTCAGTTGAGGTCACGGCGTTTGGTGGCAACCGTTCATTCATCGGTGGTCTGCAAAACAACACGATCACCATTGAGTTCATGCAGGACTTCGCTGCAGCCAATGTTGAAGCAACAATTTTCCCACTAGTCGGTCAGCAAACAAGCGTTACCGTTCGTGCAAGTTCGGCTGCAACTAGTGCAACCAATCCGCTCTATACGATTTCGGGGACATTCTTGTCAAGCCATACACCTGTATCGGCAACCGTTGGTGAATTGGCAATGACCTCGTTGACCTTTACTGGTGGAACGCTAGTCAAAACAGTATAAATAAACAGCAAAACAATTAGAAGGAGACTGCAATGAAAATTGCTTTGATGGTTGAGTTCAATGACGGTACAAAGTCTGATGTTGATGCAGTCTTTGCTGATTTTGTTGCGTTTGAACGCACATGGTCACGCAGCGTTGCACGCTTTGAGACAGAGATTCGTTTAACCGACTTGGCATGGTTGGCTTGGCATAGTGAAACACGTACACGCAAGACCAGTTTGAAGTTTGATCCTGATTGGATTAACACGGTTGTTACAGTTGAAATGCGTGAGGAAGTTGAAGCCCCAAAAGCCGATTAGGTGACGATTCCGCACACTGGATCGTTGCCTTTCTTGCGTGCGAAACAGGTATTGCACCAGCCTCTTTGTTAGAGGAAAGCGATGTGATGTTGCAAGCCATGCTCGACTATCTGACCAAGAAGGCTGAACGGGCAAATCGCAGACGGTAGTAGTATCGGCATACTATGGGAATCAAAGTTGATGTTTATGGCGTGCGCGAAACGCTTGCAGAGTTGCGCAAGTATGAACAGCAGGCATATAAGACCATTACTGACGATTTGAAGTTGTCGGCTCAACCTATTGCTAAAGCGGTGGGGCGTGAGTTCCCTGATGAGCCATTGAGGAACTGGCACACTTCTGGTGGGCGTAAAGGGAAAGCAAGGCTGCCTGAATACAACGGTGCTAAGGCGAAAAACAAAGTCCGTGTTGCTATCTCAACCAGAAAGCCAACAGGTATTAATCAGCATGGTCTGATTCGTTTAGAACAATCTGATGCTGGTGGTCAGGTATATGACACGGCTGGTTCTGCAACTACTGGTGGTCGTGGTGCTGGTGCTTCAGCAGGTCAGAAGTTTGTTGCAAATCTTGAGAAGGTTGGCAAGCAATCTACAGGTGATGGTTTCCGTTCGCGTATAATGTATCCTCAAACGAAAAAGAACTTGCCGTTGATTGAAAAGGCTGTTGAGGCTTCAATTCGCAAGATTGATGGTGAAGTACAGAAGCGATTGAACGGATAACCCCTATGGCAGTTGGCGTAAACATAGTAAGCACCTTTGACAGCAAGGGCATATCTCGCGCAATCAAGGATTTTCAGAAAATTGAGGGCGCAGGAAATAAGGCAACCTTCGGTTTACGTACCTTTGATAAGGGAATGACCAACACGCTTAAGACTGTTGGCAAACTTTCTGCTGGTGTTGCTATTGCTGCTGGTGCTATTGGTTTCAAGTTGGCTTCTGCTGCCTACGAATCACAGAAGGTGATGGCACAGACTGAAGCAATCATCAAGGCTACTGGTGGGGCTGCAGGCATAACGGCAGCACAGGTAAGCAAATTATCGTCAACGCTTTCTATGCAGATCGGTGTTGATGATGAGTTGATCCAGAAGTCGGCAAACCTCTTGCTCACTTTCAAGCAGATTCAAAACCAAACAGGTGAGAATAACAATATCTTTGATCGTGCTGTTATTGCTGCACAGGATTTGGGCAATGTTTTCGGTTCTGCCGATGCTGCAGCATTGCAACTTGGCAAGGCTTTAAGTAACCCTGAAAAAGGTATTACAGCCTTAGCCCGTTCAGGTATCAACTTCACTGAACAGCAGAAAGCGCAGATCAAGACACTTGTTGCTTCTGGTGATGTGTTGGGTGCGCAGAAAATCATTCTTGCTGAAATTGAAGCGCAGGTTGGTGGCACTGCTGCTGCTACTGCTACTGGTTTTGATCGCATGAAAATTGCTATGGGGAATGTGGCAGAGGAGTTCGGCGCAATCCTTATTCCATATATTGAAAAGTTTGCAGATTTTGTTATTCAGAAGGTTGTTCCATACCTAAGCAAACTTGCTGAAGTTGTTGGTGAAAAAGGTGTTGGCGGTGGTATCAAAATGTTGGCGGGTGACTTCTTGAATGTCACAGCAAATATGGGTGCGTTCGGTAATGCAATGTTGGCTTTGGTTGCAATATTTGTGGCAGTCAAACTAGTGACTATTGCTGCAACTATTGCACAAAATCTTTTCGGTGTGAGTTTGCTTATGAACCCAATCGGGTTGATTGTTGCTGCGGTCATCACTTTGATTGTTGCGCTTGTTGCTTTGTATATCAAGTTCGAGATTGTTCGCAAAGTAATCAACACTGTTATCAACTTTATTATTGGGCTAATTGAGAACTGGCTGAACACTTGGATTTTCGTTATCAATGGCATCATCTCTGGAATCAACTTGCTGATCAAGGCTGCAAACTTCTTTGGTGCAGGTCTGACTGAGATCGGCAAGATTGGTGAGGTTGAGTTTGGGCGCATTGGTGATGCTGCAGATAACGCACGAAAGAAAATTGGTAGCGTTGCTGAGGCTGCTGGTGGTATGCGTGCCAAAGAAGGTGGAGTAAATGAGACAATCAAACAGATGAAAAAACTTGCAACTGCTGCTGCTGGTGAAGGCGGGGGCGGTGGTGGAGGTGCAGCAAAGGCTGTTGAAACTGCACAACAGAAATTGCAGAAATATATTGACGCTCTGAAGGGGATGAGTTCTGCACAGAAGTCTGCACGTGATGCCGACAAGTCTTTGATGAAGTCGCGCACCAGTCTTGCTGAAGCAACATTGAAACTGACTGATGCACAAGCGTATTTCAATCAGGTTGTTGCTGGTTACGGTGCTGATAGTAAGCAGGCTAAGGATCGCCAGTTGGCTTTGCGTAAGGCTCAAGGTGCTGTTGAAAAGGCTGGTTACGATGTTGAGGAATCAGTTTTTGCTGTAAGCGAAGCAGAAAAAGCACTTGCTGCAATCCGTCTTGACCCTAAATCATCTCCGCAGGCAATCCGCGAAGCAGAAATTGCTCTTGCTG